ATAATAAAATCCGTCTGTGAATTACCTAAAGAATCGGACAATGTATCAGTCGCAACAAAATTGTTTGCTTTATTTGCCGCACTACCATTCGTAACGAGATATTGTATGTTTAAAATTGCTCCATTAGGCAACTTTTTACCAATTACATTGTCGCCAAAATAAATATCATATTGTTGATTTTTACCTTCTTGCAAATAAAAGACCTCAGACTGTGTGCTTGTATTACTAGAGTCTGTTGCCAAAGTATATACTGATGTTTCACTGCTTGTTACCAGTGGTTGAACAGTAACTTGAATTGTCGAAGTATCTACGTCTTTATCTGGCAATGTGAAAATTTGTTTAGGATTTGCAGCTTCATTATGAACATAAGTATAAGATACTAATTGACCTTCGTAAATAGGTAAATCGAAGAATGAAAAATCCGTATTTGCTTTAGTTACTTTCAATTCTTCTAAAGTAACAAAGCCATAACTAACACCATCGATGTCTTCTGATAAAAATCTAAAACCTCTAGGTATTGTTATTGTAGATGCAGTGGAAGTTGCAGTATTCACAGTAAAATTAATTAATGCACGTGGAGACTTACGTGAATAAGGTAAATATCCCAAAACTTTTGCATGTGAAATTACAGAATCTCTTAATAGAGCCGTATCCATAAAAGACTCGTTAGCTACCATATTTAAATAGTAGGCTTGATAGTGAGTGTTATATGCAAGAACATCAAGAAGAACAGAAAGGCCAGAACCTTCAAAGTCATAATCAGTAAACTCAGATTGTTGACTTAGAAATGTCTTTAAATTTTCTTTGATCGTATCAAAATCAAGATTAGTTACAGATAAAGTGTCTGCCATTTTTTTATCTAATTCTTTCTAGAAAAAAGTCAATTGTGATAGGGCTTGGGTTGTTTATAATAAAAAATTCCATTGAAATATTATATCGATTTTCGTCTGGATAAGCCGTTGCTCTTATACCTGAAATTTCAACTCTAGGCTCATAATTTGTAATTGTTTCCACAATTGCTCTTTCCAGTCTTGCGGAGATAATTGGATCAACATTTTCAAACAATAAACTTCTAATTCCACTACCAATCTCTGGTCTAAAGGGCTTTTCATAAAAGTTCGTAGAAACAAGATTTTTTACAGAATTGATTACTGCATATTCATTAACATGCTTGTTTATGTCTTTTCTAACTGGATGAACTATAAAAGATAAGTCTAAATCTTTAAAGGTTCTTTCAGCAAGTATTCTTGGATTTGATGATGTTATTGTGCTAGCCATTGTTTATTTATTCTAGTTAAATTATGCTATTGCCGTTATTGTTAAATTAGGCATACAAAATTGTGCGCCACCTGCACCATCCCAATATACTGTTTGATGTAGCAACTGTCTTGCATTACTTGCGCCATAATCTCTTACTTGCCATTTTATTTGTTTAACGGCTGTCCAAGATGACTGAGCGCCAGTGTTTGTATTGCCTGCTCCAATATTAAAAACCCATCTTAACGTTGAAGTATCTTCTGGATATCTTCCTGATCTATTTCTTCTTGCATAGACAACTTCTACGTTGTCGATATAAAGTCTCCAATGTGAAATAGCATGATCATGAGCCCAACCTAAAAATGCAGAGTATTCATATATGACTTTTTTTGCACCAACTGGTGGAACATAAGATATTACCGAACCACCAGCATCAGCATATGACGTTGTGATTGATTGAACAGCAGTAATATTTGGCCAAACGTATGAACCTGAAATTCCCGTGACTGTGGAGCCATCACATTGTCCAGTTAAACACTCGATAATCGAACCAGGCCTGAATCCAGAAAAAACGCCATTTTGAATTATCGTATTACCAGAAGAATTTGAGATGTTGTCTACGACTAAAACAGAACTCATTATGCTACCTCCGTCAATTCATAGCCATATTCTTGATATTGATGAACCAAATATGATACTGTAGAACCACTAATTAGTCTGTAGTTCACAACATATTCAACAAATCCTGTTGTCGCGGGACGATCAATATACGTATTGTTTATAGGTCCCCAGTTATCACCTGACATATAAGTCCAACCATACGAGTAACGAACTGCTGCGTTTGTGAATGGAGTTAAAACAGTAAAAGCTCCACCATTAATCCTCCTGTATAAAAGTAAAATCAGTGGACTTGTGCCGGAACCTAAAGCCATAGTGCTATAAAAACGAACATGAATTCTGCTATTTGAAAATTTTGGAGTAATACCAGCAATAAGTCCAACTGACGCTTCAGCCGTTGTGACTGTAGAAATGTGTGCTGTCGGCATTACAGATGTGTGTTGCATTTGAACAATAGAACCATTTGCCGAATTATAACCAGAAAAACCAGATGAATCTGCAACGACAAGTCTACTTCCAGAGGCAACGGTAATATCTCCGTTTCCACTTCTAGATTGTAGCGCATTCAGTTTTAAGGTGCTCATTACGTATTATTAGATTTAGGAAATTGATTTTTAATTGTGCTTATGGCAGTTTGCCAATTATTTGTTGCATTTACTTTATCCCAATAAAGCATATCCAATTGTTCTTCTATTGGTGGATAATTTTTTGCCCTCTGACGTTGATACTCTAATGACTCATATTCTGCTTGTAAACGAGATGCCTCTGTCAAGATTTCTTCTTCGGTGGGTTGTGGATTTATCGTATCTAGCCAAGTAATACCATCATAAGTATTACCATCAACTGTCCACGCCGAATTGGGTCGTAAACTCAATAATGCTTTTGTGATATCCATTATACTGCTATCTCCATCAATGTAATTGTAGACACTGGCACAGCATCATAGTCATTTGCAAGAACTTGAAACGCTCCTGATCTGTTTAGAAAAACTGCTGGCGCAGAACTATAGCCACCCAATTGAACTTGATATGTAATAGCAGAAGTAGTAGCGGGTGAATCTTGATGTGTTCCAGCCAAAGATGATATGTTATATTGTGAAGCACCTGACCCTACGTTATACATATTAATTGTTCCTGTGCTTCTTGGTCTACCACCTTCAGCATCTCCCAATACTGGAAAAGAAGTTACTCCACCAACCGTTTTCTTTAATCTATATGTTTGTTGATATCCGGAACCCGTTGTTTGTGAACCAACATATAATTGAGTTAAAATTAATATTCTGCTTGTAGACAACACAGGTGTTATAGTTGCTGACAGACCAGTAACATCAATAAAATATCCTCCATTATCAACAACGGATGTTCCAGTAAAAGTATTTGTCTTACTAGTATGAACAACCTGAAGTATCGAACCAGGAGAAACAATTTTTGATCCGCCACCAACGGTAATCAAATTATTTGAAGAGATTGGTGCTTGCAGACCGCGTAAGACTAAGGTACTCATACAATTGTCCAAACAGCGCCATCTTCCATGGTCACAGTTACTCCATCTGCAATTTCAATTGGTCCTACTGACATACGATTATAATCATCCGTCAACGTGACATCCTCTTCAATTGTTTTTTTATTCAATCTGAATATGGGTTCATACAATTCAGTAAAATTCTCATCCATTTCAGGATAAGTCAGTGCTGTTCCTTTTGTGCTTCTTAATGTTATCGTCATTTTTAAACTCTATTAGTTCGGTTTATTTGTATCACCATTATCAGCCCAATAGATGCCAATATATGCATTAAATGCTGAACTTACATAACCTGGATTATTGTCAATGTAGTCGAATGCAACATATTCGAATCTTTCAGTTTCTTTTTTCGTAGGTTGACTTGTGAACGTATACCCTGATGGATCCAAATCTGCCATTTACCCACCCGCAAACACATTTGGTGAACCTGATACCGAAGCATTTGGCACCCAACTACCATGACCTCCTGTTGAGTCTCCTTTTCTATGCACTCCAATACCATTGACAAACACTGTGCTACTTGCACCTGTTGCGGGATCACCACAAGCAGTTTTGTCACCAAATCTTACTGCTGCCGCACCATTAACAAATACATCAGATGATCCTTCAGCATACGGCGTTTGATGATATGGATTTGGTGTTGCGCTTGCGTGACCAATATGTTTATCTTTTCCGACTCTACTAATTGCTGGCATGTTTATTCCTATCAGTTCAAATTAATTGTCTTACCGTTAATGATAATATCTCCAGTCACATTCAAATCATAATCACCATCAACAAAAATTTTCACACTTCCTCTAACATAAACTTGTTCATCACCTACTATAACTTCGAACTTATTTTTTTGTATTCTCTCGGCTCTATCACCATTAGGACCCCATTCTGTATATGACCCAGAACGATGATAAAGATGCACACGTTCGGCGCCTTTTGTATCATCGAATTCTAATGCATGACCAGACTCAGATTCATACACGTTATTGTATGGATACTTTGCAGCATAGTATGATGCAGGTTCAACTTTGCTTGCTCTCTTACTTTTCTTTGCTGCTACAATTTCTGATGGATAATTCACATCATTTCTTGCAAGTCGTGATGTTGTCGGCTCATCTAACTTGCGTGGATAGTTTGTTGCCGATTCATAGGGCTTAACTGGAGCCGCAGACAACTCTGCACCTGTTCTTGGATCATTAAATGGTTGTTGAGCATTTGGTGCTTTAATTGGTATATTTGGAAAACTACCTAGCATTACAGGTTGCTGTGCATTTTCTCCGTCAAGAAAAAAACCAAACACCATATCACCTTCACGCGGAGTATATACATTTGGTGTATTAATTGGTATACTAGGTATAGCCCAAGGTAAAGATTTCGTGGGCAATTCCATTTTATTGGTTGAATGCCAACCTAAACAACGAACACGACAACGGCCTAATTTGAGTGGGTCTTGTCTGTCTTCAACTGCACCAGTCCACCAAATAAAACCATCTTTGCCAGCAAAATTATTTTTTTGAGTGTTCATTAATTACCTTGCACCTCTAATTTCATCATAAGTTTTCATTGCTTCAAGTTGTTGTGCTGACGTTTTTATCTTTCTGGTATCATTCGTCGAATCTGTAGCCAATTCAATGATTGTTACAAAACGCTTCAGTCCTAAAACGTGTCTTGTAGCAACAATAATATATTTACCACTCAGTGTCGTATCTTGACTCGGATCTTGTCCCTTTTCTCTTATCGAAAAACCAGGAGCATCTAAATCAACGGTAGCGCCTGATGTCAGTTGAAAATTACCAGGCATAACCACTTTTATTCTTTTTTCCATTAGTTTGGAAATTATTTGACCTCTTTGAAGAAGAACATCTTCATATCTTTCCGTTTTTGATGCTAAA